GATGCTGCCTTAAAAGGGATGTGCGCTGACATTGCCGTACACCGTTTAACCGATACGGTAACCTCAAGCGAAGATACGCGGGACTGGTATAAAGACAGCATAAAGCTGTTAGAAAAGATAGACCGCGAATTTAAAGGCGGACTATCCGGGCCTGACTTACAGGAAGCATCCCTTGTTATCGGGGGAGGAGCCGAAGATGCCGCCGATCCGCGCTACTGGAAAAAGGGAGCGATAATTTGAGCGGCGCGATGGTTACCGTCGATCTCGGCGAAATCCAAAAACTGGCAGAGGTGCTCAATCATTCTGCGCTTTCAGCCTCTGACAGGCAAGCGCTGATGAAAGGACTTGGAGGAGAGATTGTCGAGCAATCGCGTTCAAGAATCCTTGAAACGCAACGCGATCCCGAAGGTAACCAATGGCAGGATTATGCCGCGTCCACGCTGCGCGGACTAAAAGCGAAAGGGCTTGAATCGGTCGTTTCTCTTTTACACCGTGAAGGATATCTGCAATCTTCAATCGACGTGCAGCGCAAGAGCAGCTGGGATGTGCTAGTCGGCTCCGTTATGGAATATGCCGCCGTCCATCAATGGGGCTATAAACCGCGGAATATCCCTGCCCGTCCGTACCTCGGATTAAGCACTGACGATATTGCCGATTTAACTGAACTTGCGGCACTGTTTCTTAGAGGAAAAATCGGATGACGGTAACGTATTTGGATATACGCGATGCAGTAGTTAAGCAGCTGCAAGCAGCATTCGCACACGATAAGCGGATAAGCATAAGCTCCCATCCGGGCAATTTTGATGAAGCGGAAATCCGCCGCCTCATGCAAAAGACTCCGGCGGTTATCACTTCTCTTGCACGTATTCGCGATGACGAGATAGAAGATGACTGCTTTATCGAGTTTGTCAGCTGGGTGTTATACCGCGCGGATAATCACGACCGCCTGTACAACGGCGCTTTGTCGCTCGTTTCTGCAGTAGTCGGCGCTATCAAACGCGTGCTTCTTCCCGTTTCTTTCGGCGGCGGGCGAAGCATCAACGCCGAATGCCTGTACTCAGGCTCGCTCGATAAAATCAATGCGACGCTTTGGGCGGTGCGGTGGAAGCTGCATGCAAGGGCAGTCAATGATGATGGCGTAATCGTGCTGCCTGATGATTTGGATTGGTTCAAAGGATACGACGCACATCTTACCGTTGGAAAACAAACGGCTGATGATGTCGTCAATCTGGAATGAAGGAGGAGAATATGGCAATCGCCTTTACACAAATTCCGGCAAACCTGTTAGTGCCGGGACAGTATCAGGAAATTGATAACAGCCTTGCCGGGGAAACCGGCGATATTAAGACCGCGCTCATTGTCGCGCTCAAAACCAAAACCGGCAAAGCGGCGGAAGGGGTTCCGGTGAATGTCTTGACTGCTTCTGCTGCAGCGGATGCGTGCGGATACGGAAGCCCGGCTACCCTTATGGCAGAAGCGTTTTTATCGGTCAATAAAATAGAAAAGCTGTACCTGTTGCCGGTTGCAGAACCCGCCGCAGGCACGACATGGAAAAAAGACTACACCGTACAAGCGGCAAGTGCAGCAGCCGGAAACGTTCATCTCCTGATAAATGGACGCGGTATATGGGCTCCAGTGAGTGAAGGACAGAGCGCCGATAAAATTGCCGCAGCGATTGTTGCTGCCTGTAATGGGCTTGAAAATAATTCTGTTGAAGCGGCAATCGATAGCGGAGATAACACCAAGATTATTTTTTCTGGCCTTTATAAAGGCGCGTGCGGAAACGTCAACACGGTAACAGTGCAAAGTCATGCAGCGGGGGTAAGCGTAACGGAAGGCACGGTAACAGCAGGCACCGGGGTTGTAGACCTTTCAAAGCTTTCTCAATGGCTCGGCTCTAAACGGTGGAACTATATCGTCTTTGATTTTGACGATGAGGCAAGCATCAAGCTGTTAGCTGAAGAACTGGAAAGCCGGTACGCTGCAACGCGGCAAATCGGCGGGCGCGCCTTTATTACGCTTTCCGGTGCATTAGGAAGCGCAACGGAAGCAGGTTCTATCCTCGCGCAAGCGGCAAAGATCAACTCTCCGCATATCTGCCTTATCCCGCGCAAGAAAGATGATGCGACGCTTCCGTGTATCTGGGCTAGCCGCTTTACCGCTGCTGCTTGCCGCATTTTAGCGGATGATCCGAGTGCGAACACCTACGACACCAAAGTCAAAGGTTTAGCAGCCGATGGAGAGTTCTCTTTTAATGAGCGGCAAAAACTCCTTGAAACAGGCGTTGCCACATGGCGGCTTGATCCGATGGGAACCGTCTTAATTGAGCGGCTGGTAACCAGCTACACGGAAAACTCAGACGGCGGAAGGGACACGAGCTATTTGGATATCCAAGTGGTTGAAACCGTTGATGCAGTTAGAACCTACATCAATGCGGAAGCAAAAAAGCGCTTTAAGAGCTGGAAGCTTGCAAGCACGGAGGAAAACTTCGGGGCCGGAGCAAAAGTAATGACGCCGGGTATTTGGCGGAGCTTCCTTGCGGATTTGTATCAAACCGTTTTTATCGGGCAGAAGAATTGGTGCCAGGACTTTGAAAGCTATAAGGCATCCCTTCATGTTGAAGTAAAGAAAGGCAGTAAAACACGGCTTGAGTATATCCATCAGCCGGTATTGATCGGACAGTTCTTAATCGGCGCCGGTTTAAATCAATTCAAATAGGAAAAGGAGGAAGTATGCAGCTATTAAAAGTATCGCGAGTCATATCAACGAGCTTAGGAGAATTGCCGCTCAAAGAAGGAGGTGCGACTTTTAAGCCTTCAAGCTTTAAGCGGGAAACGCAAGTCGGCGAAGTGCACGAAAATACCGGCTATGTGGAAACACCGACCGCAGCGGAACTGTCATTGACACTGAACGCCGCCATCGATCCGCAAGCGTTCGCCAATGTCTCCAACGATACGCTTACCATCATATTATCAGGCGGCAGTCAGCACTATATGCCGGCTGCGTGGGTAACGGAAGCGGTTGAGCTTTCTAAGGGAGAACTCAAAGTTGTATACAACTCGGCAAAAAGCCAGAAGTTGACATAAGGAGGAGAGAGAGCGATGAAGACCTTTTATTTAAAACATCCGGTTTCACTCGGTGAAAGAACCATTTCAGAATTAACCTTACAAGACCCACATGTTCGCCATCTTATGCGCACCGATGCCTACGGAGTTAATACCATTGCAGCAGATGTCGCCCTTTGTTCTGCGCTTTCCGGGGAATCGGAAGCGCTATTGGCAAATCTGCACATTGAAGATTGGGCGCTTATCCGTGTTGAACTGCAAAAAATATATGCAGTCTTTTTCGGTGTGAAAGCCGAAATGGAAAACAACGCAGATGAACAAAACCCTACCAAGGCAGCGGATTAACCGCTGCGGAAGTTCAGCAATTCATTTTTGAAATTGTAACGGAATTGATGTGCATGATGCCGTCGCTGCCGTATGAAATTATCCTTGATTTTTCATGGCTTCAATTAAAAAGATGGCATACGGCAGCGGTGCGAAATACGAAACTATTACGGGGGATTACCTAAATGGCGGACGTTAAAGCCAGCGTTTTACTGACATTAAAAGACTTATATTCAAAAGAACTCGGTAAAATGGGAACGGCAACAAAAAAGTTTTCTTCCGATACGCTTGCTGCAGTCAATAAAATCGATAGCGTATTCTCCGGGATGAAAACAAAGCTCGGAGCCATCGGCGTATCCCTTTCTCTTGGAGCTGCTTCAAACCAAATTATTGACCTTGATGCCCGCCTTACCCGTATGGGTATGACTGCCGATGCTTCTGCAGAACAAATCAATACACTAAAGCAGAAAATCTTTGAAGCAGCACAAGACCCGAATATCAAAATAGACCCGTCAAAAATTGTCGATGCCCTCGATGTCGTTATGACAAAAACGGGCAGCTTAGAATACGTCGAAGCGAATATTAAAAATATCGCAGTTGCATTACAGGCATCCGGTGCAGCCGGTGAAGAAATGGGGGATGTATTCTCTGAATTTCAAAAAAAAGGGTTTGCAGCTGCTGAAATCTCCCAACTGATGGACGATTTGGTAAAACAAGGAGATCAGGGAGAATATACGTTTCAAAAGTTTGCAAAAACGGGGAAGGCTGTTTTATCTTCGTATTCTACGATAGGAAGTACTGTTGAAGATGTAAAAAAATTAAACGCCGTTATGCAGATACTTGTCGCAGATACAAAAAATGAAGAACTTGCGGCAACCGCTTTGGATGCCGTTATTGCAGAACTTTCCGATCCTAATAAACAAGAAAAACTGGGGATTATTGGTGTCCGCGTCCGTGATAGTGCCGGAGAATTTAGAGACCTTGCCAAAATTATGGACGATGTATTGGCTGTCGCACAAAAAGAAGGCAATATCGATTTTTTATCGGAAGTGTTCGGCGTTACGAGTATGAAGGCGGTACGCGCTTTTCAAAACTACGGTAAAAATTATAAAAAATTAACAGATGACTTAGGAGATACGACCGGCGCCCTTGAAGCCAAATCTGCGCGCATGGCAGGAACAATGAAGGCAAATCTCCAAAACCTTCAAACAACGTTTTTAAAATTCGCAGATACGAATTTAGCAAAACCCTTAGAGCGGTTGAATGATTTACTTTCGTATCTCGCCGAAAAACCTGAACGGTTGGAGAAAGTATTTAACACGATAAAATACGGACTTGGCGCAATCGTTGCCGTGAAAGGACTTGCAAAAATATCGGGATTTATCGGCTCTATTTCAGGCGGTATTAGAACACTCACGGGCGGCAGTATGCAAGCGGCACTCGGCGGAGCTCTTCCCGGAAATGGAGCAGGGGCAGCAGGCGGTCTTCCTGTATTTGTTACAAATATGGGACAAGGCGGTATGGGGGCTTCCGGCAATGCGGCAGATCCTGCACTGAGCGGCGGCAAGCCGGCAGGCTCACGGCTCTCCTTCAGGCAAGGAGCCGGTATTGCAGGGATTGCGGCTCTTTCTTCTGCACTTGTGGCAGTTCCGCAAATGCTCGGAGAATTAAACGACATCGATAATAATCCTGAATTAAAAGGAAAAGAAAAATCAAAAGCAAAAGGCGGCGCTGTTGGTGCGGCGGTCGGTTCTATCGGCGGAGCTGCAGCCGGAGCATTGGCAG